TACCTGTCTTATACCTCCAAATTCATTTGTTCTAGCACACTCTGTAGAGTATTTCAAGATACCACGAGACATTATTACCATTGTGCTGGGTAAAAGTACCTATGCTCGTTGTGGACTCGTAGTCAACCTTACAGCACTTGAACCCGAATGGGAAGGTCAAGTTACAATTGAAATTTCAAATACAACTCCTATTGCAGTGAAAGTTTATGCAGGAGAAGGTATAGCACAAGTTATATTCTTCAGAGCTGATAGACTTTGTGATGTATCATATGCAGACAAGAAGGGTAAATATCAGCATCAAACTGGTGTTACATTGGCGAGGAATTGATGGTAGAAGAATTACCACTTAAAGAGAAATTATTAGGTACTCATCCTGACTTGATATTAGAGAAATATGGTAGACCATACAGAGTAACCACCGTTGGTAGAGATAATAATGGACTGATTGTAAATTGGCATTATAAGAAATTCAAATTGACATTTTCAAAATTTATAGGAGAAGAGCCTATACATAAAAAGATGGTATCAGTATATCTGGTCACAAAAGTTGAGATGAAAGGGATTGAGAATGACAAACCAAGAAGAAAACGACACAAATGTAAACAAGTATGACTCTGTTATTGAAGAAATCTCTGGATCAGTAATTGCTGTCCGCACCCTAAAAGGTGTAAAGAAATTTGATATTGGTCAATTATTCAACATTGATCAGAATGAAATTTCCAAGGAATTATCAACACAGGCTTCTATGTATGGCTTCTTTGCCATATTGACTGCTGAGGCAGATAGAGTAGCTGCTATGCAGTCTATGTTATATGAACAAGAGACTGCTTCAGCTGATGAATCATTCAGAGCATCTATGGATGAAGAGGGTAAGAAATATACTGAAGCTGTTATAAAGTCTTTAGTTGCCAGAGATGAAGATTGTATCAAAGTACATATAGCAAAGGAAACTGCTGAATATGATCTAAACATTCTCAAAGCTATCGTAAGAGCATTTGAACAACGTGCTATGATGCTGCAATCATTAGGTTCTCAATTACGACATGAGTATGATATGCAAGGTATGAATGTCAAAGAGCGAGAATTTGAAAAGACAACTGAAGATGTGAAGACTACAATAACAGCACGTAGAAGATTGAAGACTGACGAATGACAAGTTCTATTAGTTAGAGAATGGGCTACGGTATATCCGAATTGCTCTGCTCAATTTATATTAGGAGGACTTTATGGTACAGAATTTAGCTCGTGTTGATCGTCTTGCTGCATTGCGAGACAAGTTAGCTCATACAGATTTGCGCTCTGGTGGTGGTGGATTCTTCTCACCTCCGGATGGCAGGTCTGTGATCAGGATTTTACCGGAAGTTGGTGATATGACTTTCTTCTTCCAACAAGTTGGTACTCACATGTTACCGGATACAGACAACAAGAAGCAATTCTACTGTCCTGCCTTCACCAGTGAGGGTGAACTGGAGTGTCCAATTTGTGAGTATGTCGAGCAGTTGAAGAAAGATGGCAGTAAGGCATCACAAGCTCTGGCAGATGCCTTACGTGTCAAAAAGAAATTCTGGATGAACGTTATCGATCGTGACCATGAAGGTGTTGGACCACAGATATTCACACCTGGTGTCATGATATTTGGTCAGATCTCAAGTCTCATAAGTGATCCCGATTATGGTGACATCTTTGACATCGAGAAAGGTATTGACATTATCATCACTCGCAAAGGTAAGAATCTGGAAACTGAATACCAGGTGAAACCTAAGCGTGATGATTCTCCACTCAGTGAAGACCCAGAATTGGTAAAGAAGTGGTTGGATAAGGCACATGATTTGACTCCTGTCGAAGTGTCTGAAGATAAGGAAGATGATGAAGAACTTACAAAGGGTCATATTCTTTGGGTGATGCCTTACGACAGACTTAAAGCAGAATTTGATTCTATAGATTCTGGGGATGAAGAAGTTGAAGAAGACGAGAGACCTCGTAAATCTTCAATAAAACGTGCTGAACCTGCTCCGAAACCTTCTGGGATAAGAAGAGCATCTGTTACTGCTAAGGTGGTAGAAGAAGAGCCGGAAGATGAAGATGATGAGTCGGAAGCTGTTGAAGAGCCGGAAGATGAAGTTCAGGCTGAAATAAAGAATCGCACGTTACGTCGCAGTTTACGCAGACCGGCAAGATAATACAATTGATGTACAAGAGGGTGGTTGATAAAGTTCAGCCACCCTTTAGGATATACTTTAGGATATAAATGAAAATACTTCACTTCTCTGATACACACATAGGTATAGATACTCATGGAGTTATTGATCCTGAAACAAAGTTGAATATCAGAACCTTAGATGTTCTTGATGCTATTGATGCTATGATAGACATGGCTGTCGAAGAGAATGTAGATTTAGCTCTTTTCGCTGGTGATGCCTTTCATAGACACAATCCTACACAAACTTATGTTAATGAGTTTGGAAAACGTATGTTACGATTGAGGAAACACTGTCCTGTGATACTGTTGGTAGGTAATCACGATATGCCAGGTGGTGACAGAGTTTCAGCTTTGGAAATATATAAGACTCTTGAAGTAAATGATATCATTGTAGCTAAGGATTGTGATATACATAAGGTAGAGACAAAGAGTGGTATAGCACAAATTGTCACAATACCATATCCTAACAAAAGTTGGTTGAATCCTGTGACAACAGGTAGATGTAATTCAGAAGAAATTTCAAAATTATTAAAGATGGAAACTGTTATTCGTATACATGACCTTGTTAATAAGATAGATGTTACATTACCAACTGTACTATTAGGACATTTTACTGTAGAGGGTTGTCAATATGGTTCAGAACGTTCATTATTGGTGTCAAGTTCGGAAGCAGCTGTATCTTTAGAAGAACTTATGTTACCTTGTTGGGATTATGTAGCACTTGGTCACATACATAAGCATCAAGACATATCTCACAGTATGAAAGGTGTGAAGCCTATAGTCTATGCAGGCTCTATGGATAGAGTTGACTTTGGTGAAGAGAGAGATCCTAAGGGATTTGTTATATTGGAAATATTGAATGAACAAACCACTTGGGAATTTATTGATGTTGATGCAAGACCATTTTGTACATTGGAATATTCTGTCAAAGGTGCTGATGCTACGGATAAAATACTTAGTAAGATAGACGGTAAGAATTTGGACGGAGCAATAGTTAGGATTATCATAAATCCTGCTGATACACTAACGAAATTATCAATAGAAGAAGATAAAATAAGAAATTATGTGTTAAGTAAGGGAGCACTGCTAATAACTTATTTTACTGTTAAAAAACCTGAAAATGTTACAGAAGAACAGATTACGAAACGAGATATAATTATTGATAATAGTATGAATATATCTGGTATGTTAGCTGCTTATCTGAGAAATATATGTGATTCAGATGCAGAATTACAATCTTTATTAACTCTTAGTACAGATATACGAAAAACATGTGAGGTTGAAAATGTCAGACACATCGAAACAACCTAAAGAAGTTGATGAATTAGTTGGTAATATACTCAAAGATTTACAGACAAAGAAATCACATAAATTTGATGTAAGTCTATTGTCTGCTGAGAATTCTCCATGTGTTGTTACAGACTGGCTATCTACAGGTTGTCTTGCCTTAGACACCATCATGGGTGGAGGATTACCATATGGTAGGATAACAGAGATTTACGGTGATAATTCCACTGGTAAATCTTTGATAGCTTCACAATGTGCTGCAGTAGCACAACAGGACAATATACCGGTTGTGTATGCTGATTCAGAGACAGCTGTGAGTTTAGCTATTATGAAAGCTGTTGGAGTTGATACAGATAATCTTATTTATTCATCTCCAGACACAATTGAAGATGTATTTGACCTGTTCGAAAGTGCTATAATAGCAAAAGTAGCTAGATCAAAGGCTTCAAAGATGTTGATGATATGGGATTCCATAGCAGCTACTTCTTCTAGGCTTGAGATGGATTCTGATTATGGTAAGGGTACTATGGGACGTCATGCACAATTATTGTCCCAAGGTTTGAGAAAGTTTGCAAGACAGGTATCCAAAGAGCACATTGCTGTGTTACTTCTAAATCAAACACGTGAAAAGATTGGTGTAATGTTTGGTGATAATGTCACTACATTTGGTGGTAAGGCTGTTGGATTCTATGCCTCAATACGTATTCAATTGAAAATGGGACATAAAATCAAAGAAAATGGTAAGATAGTAGGTATTGAATCCAGAGCACAGGTTGTGAAGAATAAATTAGCTCCACCTTACCTATGTGCAGCATTGCCAATATTCTTCGGACATGGGATTGATGATGAACTAGCTTCATTTTACTATCTAAAGGATGCCAAACTATTGAGTCGATCTGGTAGTTGGTATAGAATAGATGGTATACCTGATAAATTCCAATTATCAACCTGGTCAGATGTTTATGACAAAAATTATGAACTAATTGCCAAACTCATTTCAGAATCTCAAATAATTGATAGTACTGACGATGTAGAAGATATTGAGGAAGATACCACCGAAGAATAGGATAATTATGTCCGATACGTTGTTGCTAATCGATGGAAACAATCTTGCATATCGTTGTAAGTTTGTATTCCAATTATCAAACAGAGGACAAGATGTTTCGGTGACATATGGATTCCTCAAAGTATTAGAATCCTTAATGAAGAAATTCAAACCTGTGAGTGTAATAGTAGCTTGGGATGGTAGAGTTCCAAAATTCAGAAGACACCTTGTTCCAGAGTATAAGATAAATAGACATAAGGATGAAGATCCAGAAGACCGTGTTGACTTCAATCGTCAAATGGATGAACTTCATTATTACATATTACCAAGAATGGGAATTGTAAGTGTAAAGAGAGATCATACTGAGGCAGATGACTTATTACACCAAGCCTCAGTTATGTCATTACATGAAGAAAGTATAATAGTAACTGGTGATAAGGATTTATTACAATCTTTATCAAGGAAGACTAAAGTGTATAGTCCTGCAAAAGAGAAGCTCTATACTGTCAAAGAATTTGAAGAAGAGTATGATTTAGTATTATCAAAGTATGTATGGTGGAAGGCACTTCAGGGAGATGGAAGTGATAACATACCTGGTGTCCAAAAGGTTGGTGAAGTTACAGCTACAAAGATATTCAAGGAATTTGATACTATCATCGCATTATTTAGTGCTATTGAGACAGGTAGCTTTGCTGGTAAGATAGCAGATAGAATAAAGGAATTTGGATATGAGAGATTAGTCAATAATTACAAAGTAATGAATTTGTTCACAGACAGGACAGGTGCTAGATATACCTTATTAGAAGAGTTAAAATATTATAAGTTGAGCGATAAGAGGTTGATAAAGAATTACTTATTGAGGAATGCGTTTATATCTTTACTTGATAATTTACCTGTTATGGTATCAAAGTTGACAATGCCTAAATTGGATAATACCATACGATGTCCAGTTATCATAGAAGAAAGGACTCCAATTGAGAATATTTGATGGAGAGAAAGTAACTTCTTTGATATCAAAATGGATTGAGACTGGTGATACTAAGGTACTTGATGAGATACTTATCAATACACAGGAATTGGCAAATTACATAGCTTATAGATACAGTTCTGACAGAGCAGAGGATTTAGCACAAGAAGCATTGATAAAAGTAATGAATTCCCTTCAACACTATGATCCAAAGATTTCCAATGTGCACACTTATTTTTCTACCATTATCAGAAATTCTTGTATAACACAATATGCTAAGGTTAAAAATTCTGATGATTGTGATTCTATGGAAGATATGGAAAATTCTATGTTATTTCATACTATAGACAACACAAATACAGAAGAATATTCTGATATACAAGAATTGATATCGAGGAATATAGATAGATTTCCAAGTTTGTCACCTGATATAATTAGTAAGGTGACAAAATCTATATATTACCTAACTCGAGATGGTATACATAATAAAAGTAGAGGGATAGTATCGAATCTTGTCAAAAATTTCAAGATAAATAGAGTGCATGCAAAGGTAGTATACAGAAGTACATTGACTTATATGCGAATGCAAAGATTATCAAATTCTCAATATAAGAATCAAGTATTACAAGAAATGTCCATATTACCAGAAGTAAGAGAATTTCTTGGGGAGGAAATGTTTTCAAAATTTATGTGTATATTTTCAGGTACAACTATTAATATAAAATAATTTTATCTCTACGTCATAAGGTAAATTTATTTAGAGGTTGATATGCAAAGAATGCATGCCAGAAATCTTTATATTGGTACTACTGCTGAGAGAACAGCTTTAGCTGCTCTATTACCAACAGATGGCATTGGTGCTGTCTATTATGATACGGATACAGGTATTATGTATTATTGGGATGGAGCTACTTGGAGTACAGATTATCAAGATTTAACACCTTATCTAAAGAAGGTAGAAGATTTAGTATCTGATGTAAGACTTGGTGGTAGTACAGATGCTAATATGCTTTATCTTAATGTATCTTCTAATAGAATTGGGATAGGTACTAACGCACCTACAGGTAGATTAGAAGTGGTAGGATTACCAGAAAATGATTTACCTTCATATTCTGCTGAATTTCTTGACGCTGATGACTGGACATCTACAGATTGGACTGGAGATTGGGCTTCAGGATTCGACCACACTACAGGAAATACTACTCCATTATCGCAAGCTCATGCTGCTGTTATTGGTACGAAATATCAAATTGCCTATACTGTAACTGGAAGAACAGCAGGTTCGTTTACAATATCATTTGGCGGACAATCACTTGCTGGTATAACTGCTACAGGAGCATTTGGACCAACAGCCACTACAACTGATAATCTAGTAATAACTCCATTATCTACATTTGATGGTACTATAGTGATTTCTATAAAATCAATAACTGCCGAAGAAGTAGCCTTACTTATGTTGAAAAATTCTAGTGGTACAGAAGTTTCTGCTATTAGAAGTGGTTTACTTACTAATAATGTTTATATAGGAAGAGCAGTTGGAGCATGGAATACAACAGGACAAGGTAATACAGGAGTTGGAACTGGTGCACTTTATTTGAATACAACTGGTAATTATAATGTTGGAATTGGGAATAGAGCATTATATTATAATACAGTTGGATACAGAAATGTGGGAATCGGAGCTTATTCATTAGAAAATAACCTAGAAGGTTATGAAAATCTTGGGCTGGGTAATTCTACACTTTCTCAAAATAGAAAAGGTAGTAGAAACGTTGGAATAGGTGCTTATGCTCTAAACTTGAATAGAAATGGTAACTTTAATATCGCAATCGGTGGTTATACTCCTTTGTATAATGCAGTAGGGTCATACAATATAGGTATTGGTTATCAGGTCATGCAGAGTCTTGTTATTGGAGCATACAATACGAGTATAGGAGTACAATCATTATACAATTTATCAGCTACTGGTAAAGCAATATCAGCATTTTCTGACTATGGAGGAACAGTTGCAGGAACTGTAAAAGCAACTTCCACTGGTCATGGATTATCTGCAGGAACTACTTCTAATATAGCAATAGCTAATACAGAGTACTATGATGGTGTTTATACCGTAACGTATATTGATGCGAATAATTTTTATTTTACAGCGACCTGGGTTGCAACAAGTACAGGATTTTGGGGTAAGAATGCTGAAGCATCCAGTAATGTGGCAATTGGATTGAATTCCGGTAGAACCATAACCACAGGTTCTTCTAATACTTTTATTGGATATTATGCAGGATATAATGCTTCCCAATTAGCTACAGCTTCTAATTGTATATGTCTAGGAGCAAATTCTTATGCAACAGCAAGTAATCAATGTGTTCTTGGAAATTCTTCTATTACTTCTACTCTGCTATTTGGTAATATTGGAATAGGTATAACTCCAACGACTATTTTACACATATCATCAAATTCTGCACCAACTTTAGAAACTACCTCAACTACTGGTTGGACAGTTGCATCTTATATGGATGGTGTTGATGGTGGTGGACAATATGTATTTTCACGATATGGAGGAACTAAAGCGTCCCCAACAGGAGTACTAGTCGGTATGACGTTAGGGTCATTATCATTCAGAGGTTATAATACATCAACATTAACTGGAAGTAAGGCATTTATTCAAGCACGGGCTGCTGAAAATTGGTCTACCACTGCTAATGGAACTAAAATTATATTTTCAACAACTCCAACTGGTTCAACTACTCTTGCGGTTGCACTAACAATTGAAGACAGTGGTTCATTAACTCTTTGTGATGGAGGTAATCTTATACTTGGTACTACCACTGGTACAAAGATAGGTACTGCTACAACTCAAAAGTTAGGATTCTGGAATGCTACACCTATTGTTCAACCTTTAGGTGCTACACAAGTTGCTCCAGCAGCTTATGTTACAGGAAATTACGGTTTGGATAGTGATGCTAATATGCTAGCACTGTATGATTTAGTAGTAGCAATGAGAACAGTATTAGTAAATACAGGACTTATGAAAGGTTCTGCATAAATAAGAGGAGAAATATGACAAATCAGCTGAATGATACAAGTATTACAGCACAAAGTGAAATTGATAAAATACAGGAATTTACAATCGCATATAAAGCACTTTGTGATAAATATGGTTATGAGATAGCAGCTCAACCTGTTTGGGTTGGTACTAATCATGGCAGTTTTGAATTATCAATTAATGTATTTGTAAGTAAATTATTACCAAGATAGAGGTAATATGATAACACATGGTGGAGATATTTGGGAAGGTAACACAATAACTGATGTTGATAAATTGGCTACATTCTTTAAGTTTATGTATGTCAGAATTTGGGGAGGAAATATAAGAGTTGGTAAAGAAAAGGATGTCTTGTTTGACACAAACTGGGCAAAACTTAAGGGCAAGGTTGCTAGAGCAACTTATTTCGAAGTTCAACCAGCTTGGTCTCCTGAGCAAAATGTAGAGAGATACAAGAGAAACTATCCTGTAAATGATCCTGGAGAGATACCGGAATTGATTGTTTATGAGATAGAGCAATCAGTAAAGACACAGACTGAAATGATTGATGAGTCTGTTAGAATATTTGAAGATATTACCAAATTCTTAGGTCATACACCCTGGATCTATACTGGTAGATGGTATTGGGATCCTGTCTTTGGTAATATATCATTGGCAACAAGGTCTGAGATGATCATAGCTTCATATTATTGGTCTCATTCATATGCTAGATCAAGGATTATCAATTCTTATGCAGATTTGCAGCAATTCATACCACCAGGTTGGACAACTCCTGTACTTGGTGGTGTAAATCCACCTGCTGGTTATCAATGGAGTGGGGATCAATTCAAAGTTCCTGGCTTGACAGGATACATGGACTTTATTCAATCTATTCACACTGTTGAACAGATGAAGGCAATGAGGTCTGGTACAAATATTCTTCCTCCTGTTGAGGAACCTGAAATAATTACAGTACCAGCTTACATAGAATTGTCAACAAATATTCATGCTTTGAACGTTCAATTCGTAAGTCAGCTTGGTAGTGGGGCAGATAAATTCCATAATGATTGTGGAGCAGCTTGTGTAAGTATGCTAGTATCTGCTTATACTCAACAGAACGTATCTGTTGATGAGATATATTCAAGAATTCAACCGAATGCAGACACATACTTATCAGTAACACAATTGAAGAATGCTTTAGCTTGGTATGGTATCAATGCGAGTGCTAGTTATGATTTATCAAAGGAATTCTTATGGTCTAAGATGATCGAGAAGAAGCCATTTATTGCTTTGATAAACTATAAGCTAATACATGATGCCGATTTGGATGATAATACTGCGTTTACTGGTATGCACTTTGTCGTAATAGTTGGTTTAGACACTAATGGTGTACTTATCCATGATCCTCTTGTTCATAATGATAAAGGTGGTTTTAGACATATTCCATTCAATATTTATGATGCTGCTGTTAGAAGTGATGGAGCTGGTGTCCTATTAGTCCCTACTATACCATTAGGTATGTCACAATCTACAGATTCAATAAATTATTTAGTTACTGTAGAAACTCGTTATGTAAGAACTGAGCCTTCAACAGTCACTGGTATCTGGGTTATGTCCAAACATTTTGGTGACATTGTGTCAATTGAGGAATTTGACGATACTAATACTTGGGGACGCTTGACAGGTACAACTCATTGGATGTTTATGTCTGGGTTGATAAAACAGTAGAGATATTATGAATATTATCGAGATATTGGGAATACCTTTGAAGTTGATAATAATTGTGTTTGGAATAAGAGGAGTAAAGGACACAATTATATGGTTGAGACATAATAAGGATTATTCCTATGCCTGGGTAAAGATTGCTTCGGCTTTTATATTAGGTATGACAGTCATAATGTATGTATATTTATCGGTAAGAACTTTTATCCCTATGGATATGGAAGAACTTTATTGGTTCGGTGCAGTGCCAATCAGAATACTTGTGACATTATATACAGTTATTCTAGCGACTGGAGCTAATGTCAGAAATATACAACACAGGAGATAAACATGGAATCTACACCGATAGTGGGAATCGTAAAAGAATGGATAGGAGTTGTTCTCCTGATAATATCAATCTTGGTATCAGGTGGCACTTGGTTGAAGTCCAGGAAAATGGATAAGTACAGTATCAATAAAGAGAAATTTGTTGCAAAGGGTGAGGAACTTTCTTATACAGAGAGACTTGAAAATACTCTGACAGAATTAAGAGAGGATATCACTAAAGTACAGGATAAACAGGTGAAGACAGATCACAATATTGTTGTACTTAAATGTCAAATAAGAAATTATCAAGCCTTGATAAGTGCTATGACTGGACAACTTCAGGCAGCTAATATAGTACCTGCTAGAATGGAAGATGTCAAAGTAGCTGATTGTGAAGAATTAGTAGAAACATAATATTACGACAAGTTGCATTAGTTGTGTAAGTCCTTTGAAAGGAGGATAGATTATGTTT